TTATGCAAAAAGTTGATAATCGATGCTATTATCGACAAAAGAAAATGGAAAGAATTGAGAAACGAAAAAGGACTTATGAAGGGGTACAAGGCAGTGAAGAAGAAGAGACTTCACGAAAAACAATAAACTCTGGAGCTTTGCCGACTCCCACCCCAAATGAAAAAGAAAATGAAAATATATTTGAACAAGGAAATCCTGAAGAATTATTTCCTATAGTTAGAATTCCTGAATGGATCAGGGAAATGACCTGTGGTTTGTTTGATTACGAAACCGCAGGTAAAATAGTGAAGAAGTTAGAGAGAAACTGGAAGAGAAACGTACGTCGAGGTATAATCTTGAAAATCTCGGAAGTTCTGAAAGAATTTAAAAAGCTGGCCACTTCTTGTCATCAAATGGACCATGGACAAGTAATTGGCTTGGCTTTTGAGAGGCTCATGCGCAATCCGTACTATGTGTTCTTCACCATCAAGCCAAACCGAAAGAAAAGAATCTGCTTCATGAGCAAAGAAATTCAGGAATGTCAAGACTTCTTGATTGATTACATGACACCAGAAACACAAACATTTGTTGCTGAAGATCCTTCAGAAGAGGAACTGAGGGAAGGATTAGGTCAAAAGACTCTTTGGGAAACCTTTAAAGAAATGCTATGCGGTTTCTCGAAAGTAACTGGATCTTGTTTGAAGGAAGTGAGAGATGCTGTGGTTAAAGTGGTCGATCGGTTGGTCGATTCGATCACAGGATTTTTCACTATGGTTGGTGCTGGTTTCCAGGGCGTCATTCGGAAATTGAAGATTAAAATTTATGAGTTGGTTTGCATGGTAATTCCTTTTGAACGAATGGAAAATGCTTTGAAGGATGCCATCTTTATGGGCAAAGTTCTTTCAATTGTGTTTATCCTGGCCATTGTTGTAACTTTCTCAATCGGTGTAATCACGTCGCGGTTATGCCTGCGGTTGATTTCTATGTTGCAATCATGTGAAGGGTTTTCTGTTAGAGATGGCGACACCATAGAGGAAATGGTCGCGCAAGCCCCCGAAGATGATTCTGATGCAGATTGGTCTCCTTCTTACACTCCAAGTTTGCTCGTAAGGTTGATGTCTAAACTACTGGGACTCAATCAGAGTAGCGAAAATGCTGTAATGAGTAGGATGCGTCTCATTCTAACAAGTGTTGCTTTGGGAGGAATTGCGATGTCTGGATTGAAGACCTTCTTTGTTTGTTTACCTGATGCACTGAAAACGGCTTTAATTTACAAGTTTGGAACGAATACTCAAATAGCTGAGATTGAATGGGAAAGCGCAAGAGCTAACGCTCTGGCGCTTTTGAAAGTTAGCAAGATACCAACTGTTTTGGGTTCTGAGGAATATCGTCATCAGATGGATAACACACTGAAAAGTATTGATGTGATGGTGAAGAAAACAAAGAGTGGTCCGAAGAGGCCAGAGATGATATCCATCTATTTTCGTTTGTTGGGCGTCATGGCCCAATTAGAAAAGTTGAGGGAATCAGGTCGCACACGCATGATACCTTTCTCCATGCACATATGTGGAGATTCTGGTGTTGGGAAGACAGAAGCCGTCTCTAATATTTTGCGAGATGTGTTTTCCATATCAAGAATGGACACTTACTTCAAACCAACAGGATCTGAATACTGGGATGGTTTTTTGAATCCCAAGGCCATTGTTATAGATGAGTTCCTAGTTGGTTTATCTGCTGATGATCGAGCCAGACTAACCGCTGAATATCTGTCGCTTTGCTCTTCAGGCAAATTTATGCCTAATTGCGCCAGTGTTGAAGACCCAACAGTCGGAATCAAAGGAACGACTGCTACACCTGATGTGGTTGTTACCATCAACAATACACCATTTAATCGGCCACCAAACATGACGGACGTTGAAGTGCGAGCTTTTCAGAGAAGACGACAAGCAGTCATTGAGATGGTTTTGAAGGACAGCATACCAATGAAGGGATCAAACGTTGATAGAACCAAATTTTCCCATGAAGAGATTCAAAGAAGTGCCTGGGCTATATTTAGAGTACATGGTGGTGAATTTTCATTATCACCGCGTTTTGTTGAGATGGATTATGATGGAATGGTTTCTTTCTTGCAAGCCTCATATTATGATCACTGTGCCTTAGAAGAGATGTTGCGAGGTGACGATTCTATTGATGGACAGAGAACTCCACAAGAAATAATTGATGAAGCACTTAGAGAAACTGTTGGTTCAGTCGACAAAATTCCATCTGTCACTGAAGCTCTTTTGAGGATAATTGGCTTTGGAAGTGAAGGACCAGATGATGATGATGAAACAGTCTATGATGGGAATCACCAAGTCTGTCATGGACCAGATATTGAATGTGATAGTGAAGAATACCACACTCACCAGTGTGATAGGTGCGATGCCTTCTTTCGACACAAACATGAAAGAAATATGAAACATCGCACAATCTTATGTGGAACATGTAGAAGTGGACAAAAAGTTGTCTATGAAAACAAAAAACAGAGAAAACAAAAACGGTGGCAACAGAAAAGGAAGACACAAGATGATCGTAAAAGTTCGACTTCGTCTTCTCAAGATGAAATTGTCTTTGACAGTACAGATTCCCCAACGATTCAAAATGAGTTGGGAGCATCTGGTTCTGATAGGGATGATATGGCTGCCTGTGCTTTGTCTGGTGGCTCTTGTGTAGATCGAGCCTCACCTAGTGAGGCTGATTCACTAGATTATGTTGAGACAACTTTTTCCTCCCGAAATGTGAATGATGAAGATTACGTGACAGCCGAAACAAGTGACGACGAAAGAAGAGAAGTAGTTCACCAAAAAGATTTGGTCTTTGAAGCCGACCATATAAATCCAAGCAAGGGAATTCTGTGTGATGAGAAGAAATTACACCGACACATTTGTTCATGTGAGGGTTGTTCGAGACACATTGTACATAAACATGAATCAGGCATTGTGCATGGAATTGATGACGAATTAAAGTGCAAAGCATGCACTCAAGGGGATTGTGTACATCTTGAGGGGGTGAATGTTTTCCAGCCAGAACGCTTGCCAGAGGAGACTGATGAGGAATTTCTGAATCGTCTATCAAACTTTGTTTGGTCTACGATAGGTACAGGAAATGAAATGATTGGAGGAGCTCTTCTGGCAGCATTAGTGAGCGAACATCCAGATGTTGATGCCTCATACCTAAACGAACCACCCACTTTGACTGGGTATCTGAAAGAAGTTGTGAAAAACAGCATGAAAACCTCTTTGTTGATTGCTACTGTATTAGGACTATGGGCACTGGGAAGAGCCATAGGTGGTTTCTTCGGTACGGCCGAGGAATCCGAAGATTTCTTTTATGGAGCTCAGAGTCCCCCAAAAGATAAGGAAAGGAGAGAACGAATGAAACGAACAAAGAAAAACAAGCTTAGGAAGTTCAAGCGTAGTAGGAATTTCGCTGAATCTCCTGGAGGTTCATTTGATGTGGTTGAAATTAAATCAGGAAAACACTGGTTGAAAGGAGTTGGTCTGAAGGAACGATACGTATTGACGTATTCACATGGGTTCCGTGAGTTCTTCCCTGAAGGGGAAGATGTTGTGGACACAGTTGTGAGAGTGAATGGGAAAGAATATTCAGTGACTTTGTCTGCTGCAAATGCAGTTGAAAACAGTGACGGCGACTGGGTCGTCTTTCAAATATTAACAACAAGGTTGCCCCAATTTAAAGATGTGACAAGGAAGCTTTTGACTCGATCAGAATACGACTCAATGAATCGAGTTCAAGTCGTCTTGGGGATGGAGAAAAATGTTTACGCAATACTATCAAAGAGAGAACAAGTATCGTATGCCTCAAATGAAGGACAGATCACCATTGATGGATTCGTGGGGCGTTATCCAAGCCTAGCTGGTGATTGTGGATCGGTGGCTCAGATAGTGTCTGGTCCATACGTTGGTAAAGTGGCTGGGATTCATGTTGCTGGGACATTGAATAAAAGCAAAATGAATTATGGAGTCATCTCTCCAATTCTTCGGGATGACGTCTCCCAAGTTTTCGAGGAAGAAGATTTTGAGATACCCAACGATGTTGATCTCGTTCAAGAGTGTCCAGAGGTTTTTCAAGAGGAAGCCTTTCTTCAAGCGATGAGAACAGCTGAAAATGTTAGAGACATAACGATCATTGAACCCAGCCAGAGAGTTCACCTACCCAATAAATCAAAGATCAATAAAAGCGTGATTGCGGAAGAACTACCATGGGAGACCGACAAAGTGAAGCCAGTTTTGTCAGAAAAAGATGCGCGAAGTGGGGGGAAAGATCCTGTCAAAGTAGCGCTTTTGGCTTCCGCTAATGTTGTACATAAAGAAATTTCAGAAGAAACGCTGGAGGCAATCGGAGACACAATGATTCAAAATTATAATCGAAGACTGAATTTTCCAATTCCAAGAAGAGAATTGACGTTTGAAGAAGCTTGCAAGGGTATCCCTGGTATTTTGAGTTCGATCGATACAAAGACATCACCAGGATATCCACTTGTTTATACATCCCAGAAGAAAGGAAAACAAGATTTTGTTTGGTTTGATGAGAATGGTGACTTTCACTACAATGTGTCGTTTCGAGAAATGGTGGAACAAAAAGTTGAACAGATAAAGAAAGGAGAACAATTAGAGAGTGTTTACCTCGGGTATTTGAAGGACGAGTTACGGAAACCCGAAAAAGTTCACAACGCAGACACACGCGTTATTTGGGCCTCAAACATGGTTTCCACAGTAGCGTTTAGAATGTGCTTTGGTTCGGTTTCCTGTGCCTTTAATGGAAGTGGAGGTTTGGTGCCACCATCAATGGGTTTAAATCAGTATAGCCATGACATGCAAGCGATAGTGAATTATTTACAGGAGATTGATCCCCGAGGATACATTGCCGGAGATTACAGGAAGTTTGACATGCACCATCACCCACAAGTACGAGATGAAGCGTACCGTGTCTTGGGTAAGTTGTGTGAGCCAGTGGGACTGGGAGAGAAAGCATGGAATGTGCTGGTTGAACATGAAACACAAGCCGTCGCCCAGATAGGGAAATACCGATTGAAGTACAAAAACTACCACCTGAGTGGATGTTTCTTCACGACTATTATCAACTGTCTTGTGAACGAGATTTATTTTCGATATTGTTTCGCTCGTTCCTTCCCAGCACTGACCTTTGATAAGCATATTAGAATGGTGTGCCTGGGAGATGATCATATCGTAGCGGTTGGAAGAAACCTTCGATGGGATGGTAGAGTTGTGAAAGCCATCATGGAACAAGAGTTGGGTCAAGTGTATACATCAGCTGACAAACAAGATGATCCTGGGCCTCTGAAGAAATTGGACGAAGTGACCTACCTGGGGGCACATCCTGTTTTGGTGCATGGATCTTGGTCTGGAGCCCTACTAAAGAAAACCTTGGAACAGACTCTCCTTTGGACTAGAAATAAGGACTTGACGATTGAGGAGGACATAGAGCAGATGTTGTACTTGGCTTCACAGTGGGATGTAGACTATTTTTACCACTATTACAACATTGTGAAAAGTGTCTGTTCGGAAAATGACATCGAACTCCATGTCCCTAGCTACAAAGAAATGAGAAAGATTCAATGTCAGAGAACCGCAGTTTCGGGGCTGAACTTCTACGGAATGAATGCTCTGGGTGCTGAAGCACCCGTGAAAGGGAAACAGAATGGCCAAGAGGCAATCGGGATAACAGAATTCGAGACAAGATCAGGACAGAGTGTTGAACAGGATTTAAAGATTAAGAAACAACCAGATGATGCAATGAGTGCTAGACCCTTAGAGTTGGATTATGGTCCGGGAAGTTTTGTTTTCCGAAAGAACACTAAATGGCAGACGACGCAAGCCCGTGGAGTGGTTATTGATTCATGGAATGCACCATGGGAGCTTTTGGATGATTCGGGAAGTTCCACTATGACCCTACAAAACATGCCTTTCGAGAGACACATCTATTGGAGAGGAGACCCAGCTGTACGCATTCAGATCAATGGAAACAGATTCAAACAAGGACTTTTAGTACTCTTCTTCCAACCACTCTTAGTGAATGGAAGTCCTTCTAACTTGACAAATTGGACGAACTTGCCCCATGTCTTTCTTGCCCCCAACGCAAATTCAACAGCGACCTTGAGGGTTCCCTTTCGATACGCCAGAAAATATTTGAACACGTATGCTGGAGCGAGTAATGACCAGGAGAGTTTGGGTCGATTTGTGTTGGGTATTCTATCACCTTTGAAGACAAAAGATGGTGAGAATGAAGTTACAATTAGCATGAGTTCAGCCTTTTTCGATTCAGAGTTTCATCTTCCAAGGCCCGTTCCTGCGGGTTCCGGACTCACAAGATTTCGTCGGAACACGAAGAGAAGTCCTAATGGAGCGGTGGAGTACGTTGCAGAGGGTGCCAACATATCAACCATCACAAACAATGTGAAGATGGATAATGTTTCTGGCACAGTTCCATTGTCTATGGACAATGGAACTGCTCAAGCTGCTGAACCAGACGTGACTGTGCGAAATGACAACCCCCCCTTGGCTGGGGGAGCCGTTCCCATGGCAAGTCAATTCCCTAGTATGTCAAAAGTCGTTGGCCTGGAACCAACAATGTCATTGTCATTACATCAAGGTACAATGACGCGACATCACGAAGGTCGTTTCGGTGATGAGATGGGGATTGAACATCTTTGCAACAAATGGAGTCTGGTGAAAGTGATGACGCTATCGAAAACTTCCGCCCAGGGTGCGATCCTTGGGTCAATACCCTTGAACTCTCTCTTGAAAGACTCCATAAAAGACACTCAAATCGTAACAGGTGTACCAACATTTGTTTATCTTCTAAATCTTGCACAATTTTGGAAGGCCGATTTTGAGTTTCAAGTCCGAGCAGTTCGTAGCAATTTACACTCTTTCAGGTTGAGAGCATCGGTGGGATATGGCGCACCATCTGTTTCGGCATCGGAAGTTAGTGTTTTCCAAAACAAGATCATGGAATTTCATGATGATGGAGGAGACGATGGGGCCGGTTTCGTATCGAGCATAACAATACCTTATTGTGCTGCGACCTCTTATCTGCGAACTTGGGATGGTTCGCGAGCGGCGGACCTGATTCAGAACTATAGTCTTGGGAACCTGGTGTTCTCAGTGGCGACGAAGTTGCAGGCTCCAGACACTGTGGTTGACAATTTGGAAATCTTGGTCTTTGCAAGGTTGAAGAATGTTCAGATGGCTTTCCCAAGAGCCGATTCCAAGAGTAACACCTCGCGCTTGACCTCTAATCTCACGATGACAATTGACAATGCAGACCTGAACACGAATCGGGGTCCTCGTATGCCTCGAACTCAAGAGGATGCCTTGAGAAGGGCGATGGGCGAAACTGAAGCCCAAGCCATTGATCGACGTTTGAGGAATAGGAGAAGCAATGATACAAGAAGAGAATTTGTATCTGAAGGCCCAGAATTGGAATCAGCCGACACTGGGGCCTCACCTGAACCTGCCGACACTTTAGAGACACAATCAAAACCAATAGTTGATGAAGCCCGAAAGATAGATGTACCACCGGCATGCCAAATTTCACCCGGAGCAAAATTTGAATACAACATAACGACTCTTGCAGACATAGGACGGAGACATCGAGAAATTCGAGTCATTTCATCGGTCAAAGAGGTTACGGAGATTGAAAACCCAAGTGTCAAACACTGGATATACGTCATGACCGTTGATCCACGAGACACCATGAGGAACCTCTTTGGAGCATGGGCTGGAACTTTGAAATATCGCATTTTCACGGAAGGAGAATATCTAACTGAGGTTTCCTTCGTTCCCGCAACCAGGCCAACTAATGCATCTCAGAATGAACTGAATTTCATGGCCGGTTCTCTGAATTTGGAGACTGACTTTGTGGATGGATCAACTCAGACTAAGTACATCTTCACTACATCGGCATACCCTCGTCCAACAGCTTCACCTATCTCAGCCACCTACGGGCCAATGCAAGGTCGAGAGGTGAGCTATCCAGTTGGGGAGCACAATTGGATTGACGTTTCGGTTCCCTTCTTTAGCCATTTTGATATGGTTGGAACCGAAACTAATGACCTTGGAGCTGTTACTGGAGAAACTACAGGTTATCTGATCATCAGATTAACCAGCCAAACAACAGCTAACACTCCCCCAAGAAAGCTCACATGCTACCAATCTTGGGGTGATGATTTCCGACTCCTGTGTTTCACAGGACCTAGGACACCAGAGTATCACCAGGTCAACAATCATGTGCAGATCACAACTCCTCGAAATGTCTCTTTCGGAAGCAACTTCTACACCATAAAAGATGGAACAGAGAATGTTGACTATCTGGACATCGCCTAAAAACAATTTTCCATAAATAGTATCTGTGTCTTGCCAGTATTATTTTCTTGCCAGTATTTTCTTGGTCAGTATTATTTTCTTGCCAGTGACTTTAATCAGCATTACCAATCTAATACTTTAGTTATTTGTTTGTTTAGTTTTAAAATTTTTCGAAGATTATAAAAGATATTATTTTCAATTTTTTTTATAAAAT